CTTTAAGTTTACATCGCCTTGGATTAGCAAGAAGTCGGCAGCAGTCCAACCAGATGGAGTCGCAGCAGAGCCACCCAAGCCAGAAGAAGCTACAGTAACTTTACCAAGAGCACGGTCAACAGCGATAACATAACCAAGAGCTGCACGTGGAGTACCGCCATCAGTTGCATTAGCTTGAAGAACCATGTTGTTTTCAAATTGAACAACGTCTAATGCGTTAGTCAAAGTGATAACACCTGTAGAGATAGAGCTGATAGCACCGATAGAACCAGTACCGCTTCTGAAAATACCAGATGCACACTGATTAGTTGCAGAGCGGATAGCTGAATCGATAACTAACTTAGCGCCTTCCAAGAAAGCCATTTTGTCAGTTTTAGAAGCCATCATAGTTTGATTGTCGATAGTAGCAATTGAGTACTGACTTACGCGAGTAAGCAAGAAAGATTGCAATTGAGCAGCAGACTGATTGGTCTGAGCTGTAGCGAAAGTAGCAGATACACCCTGATTGTTACCAGTGATGATAGGTTGTGGGTAATACTTACCGCCGAACTCTGTAAATTTTGGTAGCATAGCAAACAAAGGATTGTCTGCGTAAACCATGTTGTTAACAACTTGACCAGAATAAAGCTCTTTTAGAGCTGCATTCATAGCCGTAAGATCCATATATGTAGAAACTGCCATTTTAATACTCCATTTTAATAAGTTATTGTTTGTTTGATTTTATTCGCTAACTGTTGCGAGAGTACTAACGTCGTTTGAGCTTTACCCATACTCACCGGGAATGTATCACTTCGTGCTTAATTAACAGTTTACACTACACATCAATTCGTCAATTACCCAGTGCGGCAAGGGCTCTTTTGATTCTATCGTTTTCGGTAGAGTTAGAGAGTCCAGAAACAGTCTGGGACATTGAATTGTTGAGGGTTGGGCTTGCTTGTTGTTTGGCTTTCTGAAAGCCGTCTTCTTCTGTTGGTGCTGGTTTTGGCGCAAGCTTTGACTGGATCTTTTTGAATGATGTTACCTTCATGGCTTCGCTTTCAAAATGGTCTTCAACTAGCTTTGCAGCTTCTTCCATGCTCATTACTTTCTCAGTCTGTGCAAAGTGAGCTTCGATAACGTCATAGATTAGGTCTACTGACTCAGGGTAATTGTTGCACAGCTCAAAATCATCAGGCTTGCCGGTTAGAAAGCCAGTGATGTTCTCTTTGAAGTTAGAGATAGCTTCCTGGGCTCTTTTCTCATCCATGGCTTTAGCAGAGTTCTCACGCTCTTGCTCTCTTTGAGCAATCTCATCACGAAGCTTTTGCATCTCTGATTTAATAGATGATGTTTCCATCTCAGCTGTAGGCTTGTTGCCGTTAAGAATGAAGTTAGTTAACTCTTCATAGGTTAACCCTGCTTCTTCAAGGAACTTTAGAGGATTGGTTTTAGCTTGCTCTTTAAGAGACTTGAACTTGTTAATCTCTTCGTATTTAGAATCAATGTCTAGCTTGCTCTTCTGAATCTCTTCACGCTGCTTCTGTAAGGCTTTCTCACGTTTTGCTAGTATTGATAGCTGTGGAGAGGCTAACTCACGTGCTGGGGCCTTGGGAGCCTCCTCGGTCTGTGTAGCTTCTGTTGGTACTGGTATTGCTGCTGCTTCTGTAACTTCCTGCATGGTAGCCCTTCCGTGGGCACGATGCCCATCCTTGGTTATTAAACTAAAACTGAACCATTAGCATTGTATAGGACCGCTTTACCTTGGGCCTTTTTACGCTGCTCTATTTCTCTCTGTGTTGGTGCCCAGTAACGAGGTGCTGGGTAGTCACTAATCCATACTTTATAGACTAAACCACTGGTGAGTTTGTTCTCAGACACTCTTTTACGCAGTAGCTGATCTTTCATCTGATTAGGTATCTCTTTGGTACGCTTTAACATCTCTTCAACGGTAGAGCCGTAGTCAGGGTTTAGTGTGAACTCAGTAGTTCTGGTCCACTCCTCGCCATCAATGAGAGTTAATTTTGTATTAAGATAGTATACACGGCCTACCTCACCGGTCTCATGGACACTGATTGGTTGTTCCCAGCTCATTTTACGCCAAGCCTTCTTCTATCTGCGCGGTTCACCCAGACGTATTTCTTAAGCTGAGGTGACCACGTAGCAGGTAAGTCGCGGCCTGGATGGCGCTTCTTCCAATCAACAAGGGCTGTCATGTAGTGAGCACCGAATTCAACCAGTGCTTTTTCTTTCTCTTCTGGGGTCAGGTCTTTCTCGTTCATGCTACTCCTGGCACGTTAGGGATAAGGTCAGATGTTGGCTCAGGCATGGGGGCTGCTTGTGGCATAGCTTCCATTTGTGGCTGAGGCATTGCTTGCTCTTCAATCATGCCAATCTGATCAACGAATCTGTTAATTAGCTCTAGCTTGTCTTCATCCATGTTATGCAAAAGTCCTTGGTTGTAATACTCAAGGGCTAACTCTCGCGCTAACTTTAAGTCATTCTGAGGTCTAGGCGGCGTATAAATGCCATCATCGATCATCATCTCAAACACTTTATTCAAATAATCCTCTGATGCATTCTGGATGTCTTCAACTTGCTCAAGGTCTGGGAAGTCTAGCAAGCGTTTGCCAGTACGCGGAGTAAGCATTCCTGCTTGGATGTACTCTTGGATAGTTTGAAGTTTACCCTCTGGGGTCTCAGGAAGTGAAGAGACTGGGTACATTTTCATTACGTAGTCGTCCTCTGATAGATCAATCTCTGACCAATCAACAGTCTCTAGGTACTTCTTATTAGGAAGCTTCACAGGGTAAGAGCCAATGTCATTGTAGATGTCTACTGCAACACCGATTGAATGATGAGCTAACTCTAAGAAAAAGCGCTCATACATCTGTCCAATGGTCATGAAACGATCAGTCTCAATGTCATTGTACTCGCGTAGGGCTTTACCAGAGTTTAGTCCGGCAGGCTTTTGGCTAGTAGCTGAGAGCTGAGAGATACCCATCTGCTCAAAGGCCATGTTCTTAAGGTTTGCCACCTGATTAAATAGCTCAGGTTGAACCATTGACGGTAGAACGTACTGAGGGGCAGTGCCTGAGTAGTTAACGATAGCACCGATGTCATTGTTAAGATGCTCTTTAACGATCTTAGAGCCATTCTCTAGGAACACCTTGAAGGTTCCTGCTAAGTGCATAGAACGCTGGATGACCCATAGTAGTTTATTAAGTTCTAGCTGAATGTTTTGAATCTGTTCGGCCCCACCTTGAGCCCAGAAGCCGTCTTGTCTTTCAGACCACTTCATGAACACGAATGGAAAGTAGTCTTTAGTATACTTCTCTTCAAAGATTGTCTCGCCATCAATGCATATGCAATGAAGACCGTCATCGGCATCAGGTCCACTTGGTAAGTGCCAAGATTCTGATACAGTTACCTGATCAGAGATGGATTGAAGTGAGCCAGAGTAATCAACGTAAGCGCGGTTAGCTTCTTTGATCTTGTTCTTCTTCTCTGGGAAGGTTTCTATTAACACCTGTCTGTCGATGTTCTTTAGTCTATGAATCTGTCTAGGTTCACCGTAGTAAGCATCAGTGTAGTCAGTGAATAACTCACGCGCCATTACTCTTTCGTAACAGATTTTGTCATTCTTACGGTAAACGTGCATAACACCATCGCCGAATATGCAGGCATCTTTAAAAACTCTGGTGCCATGCTTGTAGGCTTCTTGCTCATAGAATACGCCTTCGATGAACTTATTAAGCTTCTTCGCTTTGCGCTGCTGAGCCCAGTTACCTCCACTTGTTAAGAAGTATGGTTTTGGTTTGTTCTTAGCAATCTTAGAGGTGACTGTGTCTATTGCTGATTGCACGACGTTAAATGTAACTCGGTCTTTAGGTGTTGAGCTTGGAGTCACTATCTTAGCAACGCTGATACCGTTCACACCCATGATTGTAGTGTTACCGTATAGACGAGAAGAGATTTGATATTGCACTTGTCGTCTAGTGTCTGACTCAATGATCATCTTGATAACACCGGCTATTGTCTGAGCACGGTCTGTCTTATTAACTAACCACCAGCGTCTATCTGTTACTGCGCCACTGCTTTGGTTGTTCTCACCGTTATTTGAAAACTTCGTGTAATCTACTGTCATTGCTCAATCCTTTGAGAATGTTATTGTTTAGGTTGATCATCGTCTTCTAAACCACCGGCAGACCAAAAGAGCATCTCTGCTTCATCGGCTAGCTCAGGTTTAGGCACAAGGCCAATGTCTGCTTGTGTCAATTCAGGTACACCTACCAATTGCTTAGGCGTTGAAAGTTCGAAAAACTCAGCTTCGAAATTATCGATTTTGATGCGTTTTAGGCCCATTTCTTGCGATATTTTGATGATTTTGCGTATTTCTGTTAACTTCATAATTTACAGGAATTCGTCAAAATCGTTATCGTTACTGCGTTGCTGCATTGAGTTCATTGCAGCTTCTAGCATCTCTTCTTCTTGTCTTAAGAACCATTCAGGTGTGGCCGGTTTTGGTTGTGGTATCTCTGGCTCATATAACCAATGAAGGCTCTCGCGGAATGCATACAGTGTGGCGTCTATAATGTCAGAATGGTAGCGGTCAGAGACTACTAACTTGTCTTGAGAGGACTTATCCCAGTCGTATTCAACGAGGTAAGAGTCTTGGGCAAAGCGAGAATCTCTTTTAGCAAAGAACTTGCCTGTTCTTAACGCATCATTTAACAACTCAATGAATTCGAACTTGCGTGTTTTCTCAGCTGCCTGTATTGGGATCGCAAATCGTCGCCTAATCTCCTCTGCTACCTTTTTACCCAGACCACCGGTATCCATGACGATACGGTTTACATCATACTTCTTAACTAGCTTCTGTATGCTTTCAGCAAGCTCTGTGATGCCCTGCTTAGGCGCTATAATCTCTTCTATGAGGTAAGCTTCCTTGGCGTGTTCATTAGAGCCAATGACAGCTATGGCATCGGCATCATCAAAGCCTATGTCTATGCCTATGACTATCTGCCAAGGCTTATGCAGGTTCGGAAGGGCATCGTAATGGTTCTTGTTGTTTGAATACTTAATGACTAAAGAGTCTGAGTCTGTGACCCATTTACCAAACCACTCACGCTGAATAGATGGATGGTCTGTGGTTACACCCCTTCGCTTTAGCTCTCGCTCTAGTACCTCTTGATGGGTCTTATTGGACTTTAGCGATATCCAAGGATTGTCACAATAGGTCCACTTGTGATGAGACCACTCAGCGTTGTGAGATGACTCATAGAAGTATCCATTAGGAACAGGGCCCGGGGTTCCGATTAAACAAAGGGTTCCTGCATAGTCCATCAGGGCCGGGGCAATGACTTCATCAATTAGGTCTTGCAGGTATGATTTAAAGGACTGGCACTCATCTATATAGCATAGAGTGATGGCTAGACCCCTGAACTTCTCTATTTCTGTCTTATCCTTTGCACCACTAACATAGATAACAGAGCCGTTTTTGAGCTTAATGCTTAGCTCTGTTGAGTCTATGCTTGAGTCAATGGCATATTGCTGCCTAATCTTTAGAAGCTCTTTCCATATTAGCTTTTTAGCATTATTTCTTGAGAGCGTGATGTAGAGACAGACTCTGTCTGGATTGGCCTGGGCCTCGTCCCATAAGTGAGCAGCGCAGGCAATTGTTTTACCCGCACGGCGTGAGCACACTGCTGTTTTAAATGGACTTTTGTCCCGAATAAAGGACAGCTGCTCTTTAAAGCAAAAGTTTGTGAGGTCAAAGCGCCTAAAGTATCTATCTTTTAGCTCTGCTTCTGCCCACTTTGAGTCGATTATAATCACTTAGCTTTCTTAACAGTCTCTTCTTTAATTGGCTCTTGATAGATCAATGCGTATGGCACATTGGCAAGAGACACGAATACTTCTAGGCCATCTTTGACTGGGATAAAGATCCCTACATCTGTTTTATACATGTCCGGGAAGTCCTTTTCATGCGCACTTGTGATCACACCACCTGATGTATTGGTGTAGCCGATCAATTGAATAGCGTCGTGGAACCTTGCCACTTTTACTTTTCTTTTTTCCATTTCAACGTCCTTTGTTAAATTAGGTATGGGTTATATAAAATGTCCGGATTGTCTTCAACGTACTCTGCAACAACAGAAGTTAGGTGAGTGTAGATAAAGCAGTGCTTATCAATCTGTGCTTCTTTGATTAGCTCTGAGCAGATGCCGTTGCCACGGAAAGGGTATTTTACATACACATAGTGCAAGATGTGGCTTGGGCCTGTTGGTTGAAATACGATGTACCCGAGTATGACTCTAGGGGCGTCTTCAAGTGTAGCAACGAGAGAGTAAGGGGCACAGCGATTGATTAGGTTTTTAACTATTGGTTCGTGATTTGCGTAGTACACTTTTGCAGTGATTGACTGCGCAAAGCGAGAAGAGAATTTGTAGTTTTTAAGCCAACTGTTGATGATAAAGTTAGTGTCTTTTTCTTCAAACGGCCTGATGATTATTTTTTCCATTCATAGTTTGGCAAGGCCCTTTAGTTTCCTAATCCGTAGGAAAACAACGCCTCTGCCACCTTCCTTGTGTAACAGTTTAAGTGCAATGTCTCTAATCGACATGCCATCACAGTGACATTCCCAAATTGATTTATCAAGCTCTGATTCAAACTCATATTGATGCATAAACTGCCATGCTTTTTCAAAGTACTTCTCGCGCTGTTCTCTGTTTAAGTAGGCATTAATAATGGTTGATGTGTGAGTCTCATCCTTTAACCAATCATCTTGGTTTTTTCTCTCTATATCCTTAAATCCTGTGTTAGCAAGCTTTCGATACCACAAGACCTCTAGCTGTTTGAACTCTTCTTTACTCATCTTTTTCATTAGACTTCATCTTTTGTACGATGGTGAGTAGTTCTTCATCTGTTAAACGCTGGGCGGTCTTCTTCTGGTTCTCATCATCTTTCTCTTTGATCTTATCAGAGATGGCCAGTGCCCTGATGTATCTTGCAACGTCTTCTGATGAGTCTGAATCAAGCTTACCCATCATGACTAGTGTAGTGATGTGTTTTAGGTCTTGCTCGACGATTAGCAGTGCTTTTTTTAAAAGCTCTCCCGGTGTTGAACTCATTGCAGTTTTTCACAGTCTGTCAGGTGACGTTCATACATTGCTTTGAACTTGTTATTCTGTGGAAAGAATAGACTAAGGTTTTTAAGAACATCAGCAGGGCTTCTAGCAACAAATGCAATGCCGCCCTCTTCGTTTATTTTCATAATAAACAGCTTTTGATCATCAGACAGTGTGCCTGTTTTACTTTTAACTTCAATTGCTAAGAACCTACCACCAATAAGTCCAAGAATATCTGCTACACCATTTATGTGATGTTTGTTGTTAGGCTTTCGGTATATGCCTTTAGCTTTATCATAGATGCCGACACTTTGATTTTTCCAACAGTAAACGCCGAGTAGTTTTAGCAGATTAAGAATCTGGTTCTCTATTGGCTTTTCAAGTTGTCTCATCAAGCCTCATACTTTTCTGCAAGCTTCATCATCGTCGAGATGAACTCTAGCTTTGTGGTTACTCTGTGCCCTTTGGCAAACATTCTGAATTTTGCTTTATGCATATATCCTTTAACTGTGTGCTCAGATAGGCCAAGCCTTACACCTATCTCTTTATGCGTAAGCCCTTCACACACCCACAAGCAGACGTTACTTTCTTGCGGGCTAAACTTAAAGTCTTCAAAAACTTTAAGGTATGAGCTGTGCTTCATAAGCGTATCATTGCCTTTTCTAGATCAATGAAACCTAAAACGTGCATGTCACCTACGTCTTTTAATTTTCTTGTTCTGTAGTATGCACCCTCACCGTCTCTAATGACTGCGGCTGTACCAGCAGAGGTATTGAATTCGAATGTTTTAAACTCACCCGCATCAGCGAAGCTTAAGCATGTGCCAATGTGTCCAGTGCTAGGAGCGCTCATGTGTCTCCACACAACAAGGCTAGCAGGTTTTGCATTAATGAACTTGTACTCAGCTTTTGCTTTTGCCCATAGTGCTTGAGTAGAACCACCGGCTGGTATATCAAACTTAATTTTCATGCCGTGATTAGCGTAATATGTTTCAACATCATCTAGTAACTGTTGAACACCATAACAGCAGTATGCAGAACCAAGAGAGCCACCGTGAGAGGTGATGATTTTATCGATAAGAGCAGAGCGGTTTTTTCCGTTAATCTCTCTTAAGTTCTCATATGGTTTGATGCAGACTTTGATCGCGTCTAGTAAATTGATTTTAGCAGGATCTGGTTTTGCGATAGGCGGTAAAACAACAACAGGCTCTGGTTTTACAACAGAGGGCTCGCTGGGCTTAGTATCCTGAACAGGTTTAGGGGTAGGAATTGGGGCAGCAATTTCTTTCTTGCTGAATGCAGATTTAAAGACACTAGCTAGCCAATTAAAAAACGCCATCACATCACCTCGCTTGATGTGAATATTGTTTTTTTAAACCAGCGGTATGTCCAGTAAATTTTTCAACTTAAGATCTAAAAATAATGCTGCAACTCCAACTTGTTTGCTAACAGCATTTGGATCGTACTTTCCATCAGCAACATACTTACCTTTGGTGTACAGGTTAGTGAATGACCACAAGTATGGTGTGTTTACTTCGGGATGTTTACGAAGGTGTCCCAATCCATTCCAACGCTCCCCAAATTGCAAACATAGTGGAATGCTCCAATGATGAATTGCATCTGTATGATGTCTTTGAAGCTCATCAATAGCAGAGGCTTCCCAAGTTAGAAACGGTCCACGACCTTTTGGAACATGTGTAGTCACTTTGTTAAGAGGATCACCATTTGCGAAGCAAGCATTAAAACCGAAGCTAGCCTCAAGTCCATGAATGCCAGCTACTAACTGCCAAGGCACACCTGTCTCTTTTTGAATAAACTGATAACGTTTGATGTTGGCAATCACTTTAGATGAATACAGCATGAGTTTCTTCTTAACCAAAGGCCCTTCGTTTAGATGGGCTTTAGACCAGAGATACAAATAATATTCAAGTGAGCCACGTTCCATCATCCGATTCCCATCCCGTAATCTTTAAGCTCACTAGGTCTTTTCGGATGAGCTTTTATGATACGCTTCTTTTTATCATAAGCTCGTCCTTTGATCCAAAACAAGATACTTCCACAGTCTGGACAAACCATGTCAGTTCTTTTCGCATGTTCTTCCTCTATACCC